GAAGCTGCTGCTGCCATCCGCAAGTTGGCTGAGCGTCAGGGCTCTCCCTTGAAGCCGGAGGAAGTCCTTGGCTTTGTGAAGCAAAATCTTGGCTCCATGATCTCAGGTGAAATTGAGTTCAGGGATGCCGCAAAGTATGTTCAAACCGAGTACGCTGATGTAATGTCCAATTCCTACCTGAAGGATCTCTTTTTCCTCGAAGAGAACAAAAGGCGGCAATCTGGAGATAATCGGTCGTACCGGGAGTTGTATAAGGCAATTGGTGATGACCTTCGGCAGGCATTCAAGCTGCCTGTGCTAGCAACTAACCAACCTGCACCCGCGCCTACCACCTTGGCGGCGCGAAGGGATGATAAGTTGCGCACCACACCTCCGACGCCCAGGACTACTGCTTCCCGCCTCGATGCGCCAGCAGCGTCTAAACCTCCGTCACAGGTGGATGTTCTCAACCAAATGCGCGCAGCACGACGACAGACCCCAATAAACTAAAGGAGATCAGAAATGTCTGGTCAGGTATGGGCAGTAAACTCGCTGGGTGGATTCTTCTACGCCCAGAACCTTTCCCAAGAGTTGCGTGAAGCACTGCAACCCATGGAGCGCTTCCGTCAGTTCGCTGATGTGAAAAACGCTGCGGGGAAGAACAAGGGTGAGACATTCACCTGGGACGTTGTTGGTAACGTAGCTACCGCCGGTGGTACGCTGGTGGAAACCAACACTGTGCCCGAAACGCAGTTCACGATCACGCAGGCTACCCTGACGATCAACGAGGCCGGGAATGCAGTCCCGTACTCGGGTAAGCTGGAAGCGCTGTCCCAGTTTTCCGTTCGTCAACCTGTGATGAATGCGCTGAAGAATGATGCCAACAAGTTCTTGGATCGGGCTGCGTTCGCCCAGTTCAATAACTGCAAACTGCGTTACGTTGGCACCAGTGCGACTGGCACCGCCATCACCACTGATGGTACAGCCACCGCGACGAACACCAGCGCGCTGAACACCACCCACATCAAGGCCATCGTGGACTATATGAAGGAACGCAACATTCCTGCATATGTCGCGGATGACTACATGGCTCTGGCGTGGCCGAGTACCTACCGCTCCCTGAAGAACTCCCTTGAGACCCTGCATCAGTATACCGAAACGGGCCTGAAGATGATCTTCAACGGAGAGATCGGTCGGTATGAGTCCATTCGCTTCACCGAGCAGACCAACGTGGCGAAGGGTGTTACTGCCAACGGTGGCCTGACGGGGACTGCGTGGACTGGTGGTTTCAGCGACTGGGCGTTCTTCTTCGGCGAGGACACTGTAGCGGAGGGTATTGCTGTCCCGCTGGAGATGCGCGCCAAGATTCCCACGGACTACGGTCGGTCCAAGGGAGTTGCCTGGTACTGGCTTGGTGGCTACGGTATCGTACATACCAGCGCCAGCGAGACGCGAATCCTGAAGTGGGATTCGGCTGCGTAACTGCTGTGATGGCGTATAGGGCCTTCTCCCTGCCATCTGTTGCACCGTCGCTGGAGAGGCCAGTAGACGTAAAACGGGAGCCTTCTTTCCCACCCTATTAGCACCGTTGTCAGGAAGAGGCCCTGGCAACATTGGAGAAAAGCATGTCTGCTGCAAACGTAGCATACGACTCACCGGAGTACACGATTACGCGAGAGGCAATTCAGGATCGCGTGGGGATCACTTCTTCGACGCTGTACTTTGCGCAGTTTGTTGCTCGTGCGCGGATGTACGTGACGAATGTAGTGATTGGCATTCGCAGTGCTGCATCGCTAGCCGCCCTGACCGCTATCATGGGGCATAAGGTTAGTGCAGCGGCTGCCTTCAGTGCGGTTGCTGGCACTACCACCGCGTGGATCTCTGCAACGAGTGTGGGTTCCTACCACACCATTGCACTGAACCGCACGCTCGCGGCGGGTGAAGGGCTGGGGCTGGTGTTCACGGATGCAAAGGGTAAGGTGTACGTTTCCTACGAATACCAAATCCTCCCGACGTCCAACTAAGGAAAGTGGGGGGCTTCGGCTCCCCACCATACCATGACACAACACTACACAGAAGTTGAGAACACTGATCCAGCACAACATGCGCGCTGGCTTGCCAAGCATGGCTTTCAGCCAGGCGAGGACGGTACGTTTCCTGTGGATTCCTTCCAGGGAGCGATTCCAGTTAGTACAGACCAACTGTTTCAGAACATCCGCGACAACGTAGCTGCGGGATGGTATGAGCCGCTTTTAACGCAGCCTTACGATGATCGCACTTTTGTCATGGTCTGCGGTGGACCATCCTTGGTAGACCACCTTGAGGAAGTCCGGAGTAAGGCTAACCAACCAGATCGGTATTTGGTAGTATGCTCTAACATGACTGGTGGTTGGTTGTTGGAGCATGGGATTACTCCACATGCGCACTTCATCATTGATCCGCAGGAGAAGAAGCAGTTTGATGTAGCTGCTGGAGCAACGCACCAGGACACACAGTACTGGATCAACGCTGCGTGTCATCCCAACGTATTTAGCACGCTGCAAGCACAGTCTATTAAGCCGTACATCTTTCTAGCTGACTTTGATGCGGAAGGAAAGGCAATCCAGGCAGTTAAGGACGCTCTGCCAGCCGGCCGAACTGGGATGATGGCTATCCAGGGCGGGACGATGGCAGGGCTGCGTGCCATCAACTTGGCCGACGCGCTCGGCTTTCGGAAGATGGAGTACTACGGCTTTGATGCCACGGTGCTGGTGAAGGATGGCCGGGCAGCTCCGTATGCGTATGAGAAGAAGCGCGGAGAAGCTATCATTGAGGTGCAGTGCGACCGTTGTGAGGCAAAGTTCGACACAACCTTGGTGTTTCAAAAACAAGTGAATGAGTTCATCAAGTGGCGTGCAATGCTGCCTTGGATTGATATTAAGATCATCGGCGGCGGGCTAATTGCGCACTATCAAAAGCACATCGAGGAGTTGGAATCCCAAGTTGAGCATGCAACGTACTTGTTCACTGATGAGTACGCAGCGCTGCAGCGGGAATTGCACGCAGGGGGTAATTATGGTGTAACTGGGTCTCAGTATACACCTAGCATCTTCCATGCAATTTGTCAGTTGGCTAAGCGCCACGGTGCGATAAGTGTGTTGGACTACGGCTCAGCCGCGGGTAATACCTTTGCTGCGTTGCAACAGCAGTACTGGCTTCCTCCAGGTGTAGTGTTTCACTACTACGATCCATTCATTCCAGAGCACTCTCAGACGCCGGAAGTGGTGGACTTGGTGATTTGCGCTGATGTAATGGAGCATGTGGAACCGCAGTGTACCCGCGCTGTACTAGACCACATTGCTCGCATTACCCGCAGGCTGGTTTTTTTCTCCATTGCGCTGACTCCTGCCGGGAAGGTAATGTCTGATGGTAGGAATGCTCACATTAACCTACGTTCACAAGAGTTCTGGCTTCGAGAAATTCAACGGCGGTTTGTTATTAGTGAAGCTCAAGCATCTGCGGGCGGTGAGACGCTGTTAGTAATTGGCCAAGCTATCTCCGATGTTCAACGTACTGTAAAGGAGCGTAAACATGAAGGGTGAAATGGAAGTAGAGATTCTGTCCCAGTCTGTGCTGGATCGGCAAGCGCAGAAGCGGGCAAGCGAACGCGAAGCTCGCATTATTGGAGACTCACAAGCGGAGCACCTGGCTGTGTTTGCTCCAAACGAAGCGAGGAACCTGAGTACTGGCGCGAATATGTGCGGGGAAGAATAGAACCGTTCCAAATTGGAACAATACTGTGAATCCCAACAAGTGGTACGCTGTACCATACACTCGGGGAGTTGTCCAACAGACACTCCCTGAGGAGTTGTGGTTTCCGCACTTCGTTCGGGAGTGTACGCCCGGCACGATGCTCGACGCCCTGGTAGGCGACGGCGACCTCACGGCCCTGCGCCCGCAAGGGCACTGGATCACGCAAACGGCGCGGCCGCCCGGCGGTGCTCCGCCGCCCGTTGGCGGCAGCCTTTCCGCCGCCAGGGGCGGCAATGTTAGCATCTTCCGCAAAAATGAGGATGGGTCACTAACACCTATTCCAATCGATTCGCCAGAAAACTCCTGCGTCATTGTCCGCTTAGGTGCCTGGGGCGATTTGATGCAGATGACTTCAATTCTCCCTGGACTGAAAGCTCATGGTTTTCACATTACCCTACACTGTTCCACTCGTGGGTATGATGTAGTTCAGCATGAACCGCTGATAGACTCATTCGTTCTGCAAGACCCGGATCAGGTGCCAAATACCGAACTAACAGCATACTTCAACTGGCTTGAGTCTCGATGCACGCGCTTTGTGAATCTATGCGAGTCTGTAGAAGGTACGCTGCTAGCCCAACCAGGAAGGCCAGTTTCATTCTGGCCTAAAGCTGCTCGACACGCTGTATGTAATACTAACTACGTTGAGCTAACGCACATGCTTGCGCAGGTGCCATACCAGCATCCACAAACGCGCTTTGTTCCCACGCAGGATGAGCTGACCGATATGCAACAATTCTTACAGAAACACGGTGGACAGCCGAACATTCTCTGGACGGTTTCTGGTAGTGCGGTGCATAAGATTTACCCACACACTGACAGCATAATCGCTCGAATGTTGGTGAGTTGGCCTAACTGCCGCATCTTCATGATGGGGGATCAGCTGGGGCAACTAATCGAAACTCCGTGGGAGAATGAGCCTCGAATCATTAAGATGTGTGGCATTGCTAGCATTCGTCAATCTATGACCCTTGCCCAGGCATGCGATTTGGTAATCGGCCCCGAAACGGGTATAATGTCTGCAGTGTCAACTATGGACATGGGGAAAGTAGTGTTCCTAAGCCACTCATCTGTTGACAATCTAACTCGTGACTGGATAAACACTCAGAGCGTGTTTTCCAAGAAAACTCCATGCTACCCCTGTCATAAGATGATCTATGGATGGGACCAGTGCGTTCAGGGTGTGCAAACAGGCACAGCGCAGTGTCAGGAAGATATTGACCCTGACCACGCATGGCAGGCTATCCAGCGCGCAATGCGTCGATACCAACTCAGAAAGGTGGCATAATGCCCTGGGACCCTAAAAAGAAAGCCTACCGGCGGCAGGTGGATATTGATTTAGACAATCGAATCTACGATGATCTGGGTACGCCTGGTGAGCGGAATGTGTACTACACTGAGTACGACAACAACGATGATCGCTTACGGGAACTTATTAATGCTATGCAAGCTGCTCCCAGTCCTTGGGTTAGTAAGCCTGCCCTCCGTACTGAGCTGGAGCGTGTATTAACCGCTCGCCGCGGGATGGAGAATCTCACTGGGGAGGGAGCATACGTGCCGCCATCCTTTCCCCCTGATACCAGCACCGTTCCAAATTGGAACAGTTCTGCACAATCCAATGAGCAGAATAGATACACTGGCCCAGCTGGGATTCCATCTCGCTGGAGAAAGCCTGTTCCTTCTCGTGAGCCTCTTACTAATACAAGCTGGAAAACGCTGGACTCTGTACTTAGTTCGACACTTCCCATTCCATCTCCGATGGATAATGAAGAAGCTCAGATGGGGAAGTTGTTAGCTACCGCCCTGGGGGCTGGTGTGGGAGTTGGCACACCGCAACCTGGAGTGACCGGCGTGTTTGCTGGCTTACGATCTCTTGACGCTCCAAAGGATCGTTTGATGGAAGCTCTGCAGGCTGTGCTAAAACTTCCTCGGCAAGGGAAGGATACCTTTGAGCTATCCCCAGAGGAAGCTAAGCGCATATGGGATAAGTATAGTGTAAGCATCGGGGCAGAGGGTAAGGTTAGGTATGAGCTACCTGGAGAGCCCAGAGTTATTCCAAGTCGAGGAAGCCACTTTGGCAATATGGAAAACTTGGTTGACTTTCCAGCAGTCTACCAAGCACATCCAGAGTTGGCTAGGATGAAGGCAATCATAGACATTCATCCAGATATGCCTAATGGCGGGGTGTTTAGTCCTAAGTATAATATTATTCGAGCTATGGCAAAAACTAATTCCGATGCAGCTAATATAATGGCTCATGAGCTGCAGCATCCCATTCAGCAGGCTAACAAATGGTCTATGGGAGGAAATCCCGCAGCAATGGATCCTTTGGAAATTCAGAATGTAATAGCTAAGCCGATGAACAGGGATGCGGCACTCTCTCCAGAGATGCAAGCATACTATCGCTTGGCTGCTGAGGTGGAGGCACGAAATTCACAGTACCGCGCTCGAATGTTGCCGGATGAACTTCGTCGTAATCCTCCGCAATCCACTGAAGACTATCTCCGCGAATTTCAAATTCTTCGCCTTCCTCAGGACTAATCCATGGCTACCTCTGGTTCATACAACTACTCCCTCACCGCCGCTGATATTATCCAGGCCGCGCTGGAGGATATTCAAGTGTATCAAGCTGGTGAGACCATTGACGCTGAGGACTCATCCATCGCGCTTCGCACGCTTAACCTGTTGACCAAGCAGTGGGCTGGCACCGCTGACATGGCGCCTGGGCTTAAGGTGTTCACGCGGGAGCGAGTGTTTCTGTTTCCCCAAGCAAACAAGGCTCGGTACTTGGTCGGTCCAGCATCAACAGATGATAAGGCAACTACGCAGTATGGTAGAACTACCATCAGTGTTGCAGAGGGCGCTGGGCAGACGAACATTAGTGTTACTGCAAGCAGCGATACCGCTAGTTTCCCAGGCACCACAGTTGCAATGACTGCCTCTGACTTAATTGGCATTGAGTTGGATTCAGGGATCATTCAGTGGTCTACCATCAGCAGCGTCCCAACATCTATCACCGTTGTCATCGCTGATGCGCTTGCCACACCTGCCAGTGCGGGGAACTATGTGTACTGGTTCACTAACCGTGCTCAGCGTTTTGTCGACACAGAGGCGGTTATTCTGCAGGCCCTGGATGTGGCTGCAGACACCCCGCTGTATGTGTATCGTAGTGTTGACCAGTATGAGGTCCTGCCGGATAAACAGCAGGATGGTGATCCTAGCTCTGTGCTTATTGAGTATCAGCGGATAAACACTGCGGTTACGCTGGACTCCTACCCGGATGACATGCATAAGATTCTGCGCATGACTGTCCTGTATCCCACAGAGGACTACGACGCTACCACGAATGATATTGCTTACCCACAAGGGTGGCTGGCAGCGCTGGAGTGGGAGTTGGCTATTCGACTGGCGCCGAAGTTTGGCAAGCCCTGGACAAATGAGATGCAGATTAACTACAACAACTCCATCGGTATTGCCAGGAATATCAATCCCATGAACTCCGACGCATACTTCCAGCCGGGGCGAGAATGACAGTTAAGCGGATTCCAGTAATTGATGCCTCCAGCATCGACTCCCGAGATGGGACGCTGGCGAAAGGGCCATACATTAAGAATGGCTACGTGGAGAAGTCTGGAGAAGTGCCGTATGTGGTGAAGCGGCCAGGGCTGTTGCTGTACAAGGCTGGAAGTGCTGGTGCGGGAGGCGGGTGTCTGTCGTATGTTAATCCACTTACTGGCGCTGAGACTCTCATGTCTATTGTTGGGACAGCCGTGTTTTCTAATACCTTCCCAGTTGATGTGACTACTGTGGCTGCGGTATCTAGAATTCCAGCGTCTGGAGTATATCCGTGGGAGGATTCTACTACTCTTGTCTCCTTTGGTGGATATATCTGGGCTATTTTAGGTGTGACTAGGGGTGCATCAGATACGGGGAAGTACACTCGGTCAACTATTAAATACTCCAGCGATGGAGTAAACTGGAACACAGCGGTTGATGTAGCCACTGGAACAGCTGGGTACCCGTCAGCTCGCATGGCTCCTGCGCTTAACTATAACCAAAAGTTGTGGGTTATAGGGGGCACTGTTAGGCCAACCCCACTTGCATCTCAGGATGTGTGGTCATCTCCTGATGGAGTGGTGTGGACTCGGGTAACGACAAATGCTAACTTTCCACAAGCAAGTAGTAACAACGTAGCACCTATTGGCTTTTGTGTTCATAACGGGGCTATGTATGTTATTACCTGCGCGCTACAAACAAATTGGTATAACTACATCGGTGGCGTATATAGTTCCACTGATGGAATCACTTGGACAGAAAAGAAATCCGGCGCGCCTTGGGCTGTGTCAGGATACACTGGTGGGTCTAACTCATTTCCAGGTATGTTCAGTGTCGGTGGGAATCTAGTCATTCCAGCTGGAGGGACGGTATCTGGGAATGTTTATGATGGTTCATACTACTCCACAGATGATGGAGTAACTTGGACTAGGGTAGATCAAACCACCTGGGGAGGTTGGGTATCTAATGAGCCCGCAGTCATAGCAGCCCACGTATTTTCTGGGACACTTTGGGTACTTGCACGAATGCCTGGAGCGACGCTTAGTAGCGGCACATGGACTTGGTTTTACACTGGGGATGGTATTACTTGGACTAACTCTGGCACGTCCATGACTATGACTGGTGCCGCGACGATTAAGAAGTTTAGGGGGGATGTGGAGTCTGGAACTCCCCTTGACATGCAGAATTTCTTAGGCGTCTTTCAATCCAAGCTATACTCAATGTATCCGATGGTTACCTATCCAACAGATAACGTATATTCTGTTGAGCGCTCTAGCACACCCACCGTCGTACAGACTGGCACGGTAGCGGCAGGAAAATATGACTACGCACAGACATACGATAAGACTAAAGTCATGTTTAAGACCGCCGGGCGTGGCTATTACATTGATACAACGGAGAGTTCTATATCTGAGATTACCAGCGCTTCGTATCCCATATACACTGTTCGAGGCCTTGTCTACATGAATGGCATCTTCTATGTAATGGATGCAGCTGGGACTATTTACAACAGCGCTGAAGATGACCCAGCTACTTGGCCAAGCACAGACTTCATCAGTGGTGAATTCGAGCCTGATGGTGGAGTAGCTCTTGCTAAACAAGGACCATACATTGTCGCTTTTGGTACGTACACAATAGAGTTGTTCTGGGATGTAGGTAATGCAACCGGCAGTCCGCTTGCGCCCGTGGAGAATTCAACGCAACTAGTAGGCTGTGTCAATGGAGATTCTGTACAAGAACTTGAGGGTGCTATCATCTTCATTGCACAGTCTAAGACTGTTGGTCAAACCTTTGGGGCGGGTAAGTTTGTTGCAAGGATTGATGGAGGAAAGGTTAGCAGAGTTTCAGTACCGGCCATAGACCGCATTCTTGAAGCTGACGGATGCGATGATGTGGATGCAGTAGTGTGTTCTGGCAACGGACAGGTGTTCTACGCACTCACCCTCAATACTGTAGACTTGACGCTAGTGTTTCATGTCCAGTCCGCACGTTGGTTTGTCTGGGAACAGCGCACTGTTGGCAGTCCCATATCTGTGTCTGCGCTATCCCAGGCAAGTGGGGTGGCTAGTGCGATCGCTACCAGTCACGGTTTCGCTGACGGCGACATGGTGACGGTTGCAGGTGCAACTCCCGCGGGGTATAATGGTAGCGTGAACATCAGGCGTATAGATGCAGACACTTTTACATACGCTGTTTCCAGCGCCCTGAGTACGCCTGCGACAGGGACTATTACTGCAACTGGGTCAACTGGTGGTAAGTGGCCCATTGCATTTGGGTGTAACTATGGGGGTGCTCAGCTGTTGCTTGGTGCCTCCGACGGATCGCTGTACGTGCTGGATGCAGATACATACCAGGACAACAGTGTTGTCATCGATCTCTTTGTGCGTACACCAAAGTTTGACATGGACAACAATCTGCGGAAGTTCTGTGGGCGGTTGGAGGTGATTGCAGATAAGTCTACTGGAAGCGGAAAGTTCCTGATCCGCACCAGTGATGATGACTACAACTCTACATCATTCTATCGCATCTTCGACGCAACGCTACCGAGAACTGGTGGTGAGCGCTGGGGATCGTTCCGTAGACGTTCACATGACATTAGGCACACGGCAAATGAGCGTGCTCGAATTGAGGCGCTTGAGGCTGATATTTCATAAGGAGTAGCTCATGGGCTTTGGTTTCGACGGACCTGATAGTAACTACAGTTTGTATGGACCTGCGCGTGATCCTAACGCTGGCGTACAAAATACCGTTAGCTCTGATGGGCCGGACCTACAGTTTGACGATACTGGTGGTGATCCTGGAGTAATGGACCGCGCAGATGCTGAGCGCACAGCCCGGATGCGAGATCGCTATGACCAAGTGCTGGGGGATGGCGCTGGTACAGACACTGGCGGAGCCGTCATGCGAGGTGATGATGGAGTGTTCCGGGGAGCTGGCCCAGGTGGAGGTACGCAGTATGGTGGTTATCTCACTGCGTCCGAGTATGACATTGCTCGCGGGTTTAATCCAGTTACTCGAGGTGGTGGGCAGGTTGATGTAGGCGGCTTTAGCGGCGGGGGTGGAGATACGCCTAATCAACGTACTGGCGGTGGGGGGTCAGTATCTGGTGGTGGAACAACTCGATCAGTGTATTCTCCCTTGCTTACTACAAATCGAGATGCAGTAGTTGATCCGCTAACTATGTCTGGCACACCGCCGCCAGTGTATCGTGCGCCCGAGTATACAGCTCCAACTCCGTACACTCCACGTAGGATGGAGGATGCCCTTTACAAACAGTTGAGGGGGCTGCTGGAGAATCCAGACTCGTTCCTTGACGATAAGATGTATCAGATGCTCTTGGCACAGGGGGAGAAATCGCTGGGCCGGTCGTCTGGTGCGAAGCGAATGCGCTTTGCCGGAAAGACTATGAAGGAATTTCAGGACGTTGGACAGAGCACTGCTGCAGGGTATTACAAAGACCGGCTTAGCACATTGTTGAGCGGTTCTGGTGAGGAGCGCACTCGGGGTGTTGCAGCTGAGGGTGCAGATCGCGCTGCTTGGGGAATGAATGCAGACAGCGGATTCCGTACGTGGGGAGCTAATACTGATGCTGGTAGAAATGCGGCAAGGGATGAAACAGCTCAGTGGAACACTAGGGTTAATACAAACACTAGTGTCTACAACAACCGGCTGAAAACTGCGCTTGGTCAAGATGAAGAAGCCCGGCGTGCGGCAGAGCTTAAACTAGCTAATCCGGGATTAAATGCTAATACATCTGTTGATCCTTTACGAGATCAGCTAACTCCAGAGCAACAGTCCATGCGTAGGCTAGGGTGGGTATAACTATGTTCAATCCTGATACGATTCCAGCTGATCCAGAAACCGCCGGATTCATTGATCGAGTTCTTCGCAATGTTGATCCTAGTGAGAGTATGCTTCCAACTGGTGCGGAGGTCCTGCACGCTGAGCGACCGGCTATTACAAATGAGCGCTTAGAGTCTATGGGAGGTCCACCTGCACAGGCTGCGCCCAAGCAAACTTTCAACGAGATTGACCGGGTGCTTGCTGGTGTTCAGTCTATGGGATTGCCTCAGGAAGCAGCAATTAGGGTGCTGCAAGCTCGCGGTATTGGGCCTGAACAGATTAAGAAACAAATGGAGTTCCGGCAGGCGCTCGACGCAAGGGCTGCGTATGAGGATAACCTGCTTGCTACACGTGCAGAGGCGAAAGCAAAACTAGCCAAAACACTGGCTGAAAGCTACCGTGATCCTCGGGCGGCAGCAGCCAACAGTGGCATTAACTTGCCTGGAGAGCCGTTCAGTCCGGCTAGGGAATCTCGTGATTTGCAGGATCGTAGGGATCGTGAGCGGGCTGAATACAACAGCCCACTGGCACAACTCCAACGTGCGCTTGCCAGTAAGGGGCATACAGCTCGAAGGAATGAGGAAACTGGCGAGTTGGAAATTGTCGCGCTGCCAGGTTCGGAAGGGCTAAACCGAACGAAGCCCATGCCTCCGCGTGTGGGAGATAAGCTTATTGAAGCTAGCACCCAGGCAGGTACCGTTCGTGGGCTTATCAAATCCTTCGATCAAGCATATGCTGGTGATGTAGTCCCAGTGTGGGGTGAGGTGAAGAATATATACAGTTCGTATGTTCCTGGCGCGGACACTGGCCGAGGTAACTGGTGGAGAGACTACCGGAACCTTGAGGAAATCACGCGCAGACATGAGTTCTTCGGCAGCGCGTTTACTCCTACCGAGCAGAAAGCGTGGAATGGTACTGCTATTAATCCAGGACTGCCGCCGGAAACAGTACAGCGTTATCTGGAAATTCGGTTAGGTATTATGGCTAACGCACTGGATCGCCGCGCGCAGGAAGCTGCAAAACAGTACGGGGCAGAACCAGTTAGCGCCGCCATCGGCCGAGATGTCCCACAAGGTCGAATTAGCGTACCACAAGAGCTGGAGGACTTTCGCAAGTACGGTATGGAGGGTCCACGAGCGGCTACTCAGGCAGCACCTGCCCAGGGCGCACGACCATCGTTGCAACAGCTTCTGGAAGAGGTAAGGAGAAACCGTGGCAATAGAACCCAGTGAGTTAGAGGCACTAGCTGGTGCTGCCCGTCAGTATGGATACTCTGATGAGGAAGTTACTATCTTCATGCAAGCAAACCCAGACCCAAACGTGGGAGCTGGTGCTGGCGTTCGTACTGGGGCTAGCTTTATCAATAATCCTGAGGATAGACTTAAGTACGTTCAATCTAAACTGGGGGTGGATAATGTAGCTACCACACCCAAGGGAGATTTGATCTGGCGGAAGCCGGGGGAACAAAGTTGGAAGAACTTCGACGAGGCCGGCCTGTCGTGGAAGGATGTTGCTGACTTCGCGGGGGATGTGCCAGAGTTGGTGACTGGCGCAGCCGGTGGCTGGGGTGGAAGTGTTGCTGGAGCTGCTGCGGGGAGTGCTGCAGGAAACGTGGTGAAGCAGATCATTGGCAGTGTGCTTGGACCGTCAGATAGTCAGGAAACGATGGGAAGTCGCGCGTGGGAGACAGCAAAGTCTGCCCTATTCGGAGGTGGTGGACAAGCAGTTGGGAATGTTGTTTCTCGTGGGTTAGCTAGCCGGAGTACGAAGATTGCTGAAGATGCAGCATACAAAGCTGAGGGAGACCGCTTAGCCCAGTCCGTCGGTGGGGTTGATACTCCCGCAGGGCTAACCAACGCGCAGCGTTCAGGAAATAGAAACGATCGAATCATCGAGGATCAGGTTCGTAGAAATGCCTTCGGTGGGGCAGTATTTGAGAACTTTGAGTTGAAGAAACAGGTCGAGCCCCTGATGGCTCGGTTAAACAGGATAATGGACGACCTTGTACAGGGGGGTGTAGATGATACTCACCTCGGCAAGGTTATGAAAGACACCTTCGAGCGCACAGCGGGAAAGTTGCGAGAAGTTGTGCAGATGGATGCCAAGAGGGATGCGCGCTTCTTGGATGAGCTGGTGGGGAAAACTCCTTCCATCCCCATGCCAGGGTTAGTTGCAGAATTGCGAGACCTCGCTAAGTTTGGTCAACCACTGCAAGGATTTACTGGAGAAACGGCGGCGACTGCAAAGTGGGCGAGGAAAACACTTGATGATTTGGAGAAGTCCAACGGTGGTGTGCTGACGGCAGACCAACTTCAGTCATGGATGCATAACGCTACAATGTCGGCGCAAGGTCAGGGTAGACTTGCAGATGCATTGCATCCCAGCACGGACAGATACTTAGCTAGCAAGCTATTGTCCGTGCTGGATGCTGACCTTGAGCGCGCGGCGACAATGCAAACGAAGATGGTTGTCCCACAGGGAACGAACCCAGAAAATGCTGCGAAGCTGCTGCGGCAGTTTCGGGACAATTATAAGACCAACTCAATGGCTATTGATGAGTTGGCTAACACGGTTCTGGCAAAGCGGCTGGGGAGGGATATTCCAGCGGAGAGTATTGGGCGAAATGCTGAGTGGTTGCGCTCACTGAACCCTCAGGAAATTGCGCGCTCAATGGAGATTCTGGAAATATCCAAGCCAGGGATTAGGGAATTGGCGATGCGGAACCTTATTGAGGACTCCATTAGGTCGGCACAGCTGACTGCAAACAAGCAGAAGGATGCCTATGGGAGGATTCCAGTAGCTATGGATGACCTGAGGCTGGCACTTCCAGACAATGATACCATTGCGGCTATTTTGGGGAATAAGCACATTAGCGCAAAGGACGTGTCGGATGTTGTGGGGTACTTGAACCGCGCCACAGCTCGGACGTTGAGTACCATGAGTAACCAAGAGACCTGGGTAAAGGGTATGGTGAAAGCGGTGCAGAATCCATCCGTGGGGCAGCTATCCATGTTCGCCCCAAGGTTAGCAGCAGAGGCTATGACTGATCCAGCGGCATGGAAGTGGCTGCGGGTACTTGCGACGAATGCTGGGAAGGGTGGTGCAGTTGCTCGTCGGGCGGGAGAGGAGTTCTCTCGCTGGGCTTTGCCGAGGTTAGGACAGGAAGCAGCTCTGGCGATTGATGCAGAGGGTATGCCCCAGAATCGTTCCAATTTGGAACAACCCTAACCATGTCGCGTAGACGTCCTCGCCTACCATTCCCACCAGACCCGCAGAGCCCTATGTTCCGGGGCTGGCTGTACACGCTCTGGGATAAGACTACTAAAGCTGGGCGCATTTTGCTTAGCCAGATTTCCACGGAGGGTGTGAGTGCTAATCAGGTTATTGCCAGCAATACCGACAACAGTGCCCTGACTGGCAAGGACTTCAATGTAACCACGCCCATTACTGTTACGCATAGTAATACTGCCATCACGGTAGCACATGCTAACAGCGGTGTCACTGCAGGTACGTTTGGTAGTGCTAGCGCAGTTGCCGTGGTTGCAGTGAATGCAACAGGGCATGTTACCAGTGCTGGGAATACTGCCATCAGCATTACCTCGGGGGCAGTCACAGACTTTAATGAAGCTGCGCAGGATGCGGTAGGAGGGATTGTTACCTCCGGCGGTAATGTACCTATCACGTATGATGATAGTACTCCCAGTATCACCGCAGACCTTTCTAATACCAGTGTAACGGCTGGTACGTATGGTAGCGCTACGGTTATCCCCCAAGTGACTGTGGATGCTAAGGGCCGGCTGACTGGTGTCAGTAATGTAACGATTAACTTGCCAGTGACTAGCATTGTGCCCGGTACAGCGAATCATGTGCTGCGCATGATGACTGATGGGAGTAACTGGGCGGGTGCTGGAGTGCTGGGTACCTCACCAGTTGTGGTAACGCACAGTGCGGGGAACATAACCTTGTCCCATGCGAACAGTGGAGCAACTGCTGGCACGTATGGGAATGGGAGTACGGTGGCACAGGTGACGGTGGATGCAGCCGGGCACATTACATCAGTGGCGAATGTGGCACTGAACGTGTCCACCAGTCTCACCCTCGGATCAGCGAATGATGTGCTGCGAATGACTACTAATGGGAGCGCTTGGGGGAATGTTGCACTGGTTGGTACCAGTCCTATTACTGTTACTAATAACACCAATAACATAACACTGAGTCATGCTACCAGTGGCGTGGCCGCTACCTCGTTTGGTGCTGCCAGTTCTATTCCAGTTATTACAGTCAACAACACTGGCCATATCACCGCTGTTACCAACACATCAGTATCCATCACATCTAGTGGAGTGAGTGACTTCACGGAGGCTGCGCAGGACGCAGTTGGGGCAATGGTGGTAGGGACAGGAAATGTACCGCTAGCATATGTAGATGGTGCCCCCGCGTTAAGTGCGTCATTGTCTAACACTGGAGTAACTGCTGGGACGTATGGTAGTACAACAGTTGTAGGTAGATTTACTGTAGACGCTGCAGGACGATTAACCGCTGCATCTAATCAAACCATCAGTCTTACTTCTGGAGCTGTTAGTGATTTCACTGAGGCGGCGCAAGATGCTGTAGGTGCAATGGTTTCTGGGTCTGGGAATGTTCCACTGGTATATACTGACGGAACGCCCGCACTAGCTGCTAGTTTATCTAACACTGGTGTAACCGCTGGTACATATGGCAATGGCTCTGTTGTCAGTCAGGTAACCGTTGACATTACTGGTAGGCTTACAACTGCGGCAAATGTAACTATTAATCTCCCCGTAACACAGATTCAACCGGGGACTAATAATGATGTAATGAGGATGACCGCTGGTAACTGGGGCGGTGTCAGCCTGGTGGCGGGTGGTAATGTTACTATTACTCAAAACACTGGCAACATCACGATTGCTGCGAGTGCATCTGGCAGTGGGTCTAGCGAACTAACAACAGAGCAAAAACTAGAGCTGTGGATCGGTGGAAGTGCTTGCTCTGGTATGCGGAATTTGTCGTACTACACATACAATACCGCCCTTAACGCAACGTATGGAGCGAGTCTATGTTCAGGCAATTGCAGCAATACTTAATGCAGCTTCTTCCAGTACCTACTGGAGCGCCAGCTAGAATACAAGCAGCCTTCTTTTTGTTTGCTTTGCATGGGTATATTAAGCGGAATAGGTCGCCGCTAATTGCTGCTGCTATTACTGGTGTAGCTGGGTTAACTGGTATATGTGATCCAGGAATTAGCGCCCTTGGCGTATCGATATTCCTTACTGTAAACACTCTTGGTGGTGGTGGGAGTGTTACTGGAAGTTTAGCATCAAATAGTGGGGGTGTTATTACTGTTGTAACTGTTTCAGCTACAGCAGATTACGCACATGAAGTAGACATGATGGCAGTCCCACATGATGGAAGTTATACTAGTGGCGGTTCTTTTTCTGGCACATTTTGGTTTGGCTGGACTCCCTGTGATAGCCCTGGTGTGGAGGGGCTTAATATAAGGGCAAATGGAGTGACTAGTCAATTTGGTACTAACAACTTTGGCGCTCGAACCAAGGTAAAGGTAGGCCCTGGTGCGGCTGTCACCGCAGTGTATCAGAATCGAACCGCAAATACACCCACGTACTATGTGGCCTATAACTATCTTGGTTATAAGGTGAGCTAACATGAGATTCATTGTGTTTAATAGATTCACGGGCCGAGATATATCTATTCGAACTGCATCAGGATGCATTACACCAGCGGATATGCTTATGCATACCTTTGGTCCTGGAGCAGATACTATCTGGGGATGCGCTGTGTGGCCCTACGATCATAAACCTGAAGTAATGATTGACCTTAGTGTATATGACACAGATAAAAAGACATTTAACGTGGCTGACATAAAAAAAGCAACTATTCCTGATGATGAAGCTATTGCAGCTAGATTAATCAGAGAGGCTGCAGTAATCATGGAACCTAAGTTACCAGCAGATCCAGCTTAGATAGGAGAAGAAAATGGAGCTAATGGAGCTAGTTAAAGTCTACGGCCCGCTCAGTCTGGGCTGGGTAGGCTTTGCCTACATGGGGAAGTTCATTCTAGACCGATATGACAAAGATCTGGAATCCAGAGTACAGCTGTCAAACGCCCTGAATGCATTAACCAAGGCTATTGAATCCTCACAGAAGGAGGACAAGTGATGTGGTGGCATAGGTTGTGGTTTCGTACACTTGGGGATAGAAGAAACGCCAACATACCAGTACCATGTAATGGAAGGGTTAGAAGGAAGTTAGCAGACGTAGATCGAGATGTAGACGAGGCTTTGGCTAAATTAGCGCAGGCACTAAATAACGTCGCGGATAAACCAATAAGGATGAAGAAATGAGAAGCGATCCTGTACTAACGTCTATGTACGTTCCGTTGATAGCCATGTCGGCTACTGCACTTTTCCTCATAGGTCGTGGCTTGTGGCGGCGGATAGTTGCTGGAACACTGAACCTCAAAGAACATCAGATACTCATTGCAGTTACAATGCTGTTTGCATCTGATGTGATTGAGTCCATGTACTGGGGTGTTGGTAGGTTGTTAAGTCAGCAGACATTCTGGAACATGGCTTTTGTTACGCCAGTAGTCATCACTCAAAAGATGTTCATCCTAGCTGCTGCAATCGTCAGTATTGACGCATGGTGCAGATTTAGGGAGATTAAGTACTGCCGGGTGTGCTTGTTGGGAGTCACAGCGCTGCTGTGGATTGGGTCTTACATCATCCTGAGGCTGGTATGATTACACTTGAAGAATGGCTTGGTCCGCACGGGGCGAGCGCAGATGCAACTGATGATGTACGAGGTAATGCTCGGGCGTTGCTGGAGCGAGTGAATGACTTGCTGGTGCTAGCATACACGCAGGGCATCAACCTGCACATTAATCCCAATACTGGTAGCTGGATATCTGGCGCAGGTAATGGAGGTTTTCGGCCTAGGAATAGTACTGTTGGCGCGCCTCAATCGAAGCATAAGATTGGACACGGAGTAGATGTGTATGACCCGCAGAATGAGATTGACTCCTGGCTGACGAATGAGCTGCTAGAAGAGCATGGACTGTACAGGGAGCATCCAGACGACACTAACACATGGTGCCACCTGCAAGACCTCCCCCCAGGACCGCTTGGGAGTCCAGAGCGGACTAACCGGACATTTAAGCCATGAGCATAGAAAGGCAAACCCGCTCGGTAATGGGTTCGCGCCTGGGCTTGCGCCCGCGCTCACCTCGGGCACCGGGAAGGTGCAGGCAGTCAGGCTCATTGCTCATATACGCAGGGCTTGCGATTGCGGGCTTGGCTATGATTAGCGCCATGACGTACAAAGTGTACCGCGCTGGTTACGACAAAGCTACACTGGAATGCGAGCGTGCTGCGCGCGCACAGAGAGAGCTGGAAGAACTCAACGTATCTGATGCAGTGAAGGAGCTAGAAAATGTTCGTGCCCAGAGAAAGATCATCGTTCGAACGGTTACTCGGCAAGTGGACAAGATCGTGGATCGTCCTATTTACAGTAATGTGTGCCTCGACGCTGACGGGGTGCGAAGCGTCAATGCCATCATCCTCAGCCCGCGCCCCAATTCCAGCGACACTAACAAGCCCATGCCAGCCGCTGGAACCCCTCCCGGACGGACTGGGCAAGACGGTGCTGAGGAAGCTAGTCGAGATCGTTGAACAGTACCACGATTGCGCAGACAAGCACAAACAGCTCGTGGAGGCTGTCAAGTAGCACGTTTTCGATCACGCTGCCATTCCTTGTGACAAGGGGTGCATTGGCTAGCAGGCTTCGTCCCACCCTCCAGAGCGAACTCAGTGAAAGGTTTCCACTCTTTGCATAGGTAACACCTGGCAATCTTATCCCTGTAATTGATGCGGGTGGTAGTACCCTTTGGTCGGCCAGCTGGCATTACATGATCCTCCCGTTCCAAATTGGAACAATAGCGCGTCCGCAGTAACTGCCCGCACGCCGCGGCTGCCCGCATCCGAGCAGGCGCTTGCGCCGCGAGGATGCCATTGCCGAGCGCCTTTCCCGCCGCCCGCAGGTCACGGCTGCTTATCCAATCGCGCAGATGCTAGCGCATCACTGTACTGTTCGGGATACCTAGCTTGCAGCTTTGCAATGTTTGCGCTAGCTACATCCCCCAAATCGAACTCCAGTGTGTTGGCAATGATAGCCATGTACCAGAACATATCTCCCAGCTCTTCTTTCACATTCTCCAAGTCCAGCTCTTTGGAGTATATCTTCCACTTCTTGAACGCATCCGCAAGTTCCCCTCCCTCCGACATGATTCCCAGAATTGCGTGCTCAATTCTCTCTCCACGCAGCAACCGCTTCTCCGTGCGCCCCGCGAGCACTTGGTATTCACTAAACGACAGCCTACTTCCCACCGATCCACTCATACACCTTCTCCCCATCGTTTGGTTTTAGTGTGATGCGCACCACCTTCATCTGCATCATCACCTCTTCAATAATCTTCAGTGTGTTTGCATCTACATCGCGGTAGAACTTTGCCAACAACAAACTGCGGGTGGTAACTCCCAGGACTTTTATGTAGTTAATTACCTTCTCTGTTACTGCCGCATATCTTGCCTGCCCCAGCCCACCGAAGGTCTGGTGCATTTTAATCTCTGCACTTTTCATAACACTCAACGCCCGGTCAAAGTCGTCCTTGCTAATCATGAGGTCATCTCCACGACTAGCACTCATGAGCATCATGATCTTCCGTATATGCGTCGCACGCCTTTCACAGTATCCGGCGAACCTAGGGTCATCAACAGCTGCGCGTCCAGCTGCCAGGAGTTTGTCTTGCTCCGTGTACCAGTCCACGTAGGCGTCCTCACCGTCCTGAGTAAAGGTAAAAGCGCCAGCCAGTTGGCTAATTCTTTCGAGGTCCCGCGTGAGGGCTTCTTCCATTTCCAACTCGTCGTTAGTAAGCTGATGTTTCGGAATGCTTTTTCCCTTTTTGTCCTCGACAACGAAGATAATTCGAGAAGTAAATCCACCTCCCACTGCTTCTTGTGGTAGCATTGACTGTAACCAGTCCGGGGCTGTCGCTCCCAGAAGATTAAAGCAAAGCCCTTGGAGACTATCCCTACCCCGCCCGACTGTCTCATAGTTCCAGGTATCCTTACTATCATACCAGTCCGTGAGGTTTGCCAAGAACTTAATATCATTCTGTCCGAGGAATACAGATAGTTCTTCAGAGAACGCAGTAAGGGAACAGTGAAACTTGATCGTGCCATCGCTAGGGTCCTGGTAGTTGGAAACAGCCCTTTTCATCGCGCTAATAATTGCTTCACGAGTGCTGGACTCAGGTGCTACGGCTAGGCTGGGAACCTTTACCAAAATGGCTTTTGCAATTCCCAGTGCTACCCCCTTCCTTGCTCGCCCACTCGGGCCAACCAAGATTACGAATAGGTTGGGATGGATTTTCTCAAAGCCCCACTTCAAGTACACCTTTCGCTGCAAGGCAGCTGCAATCATAGACAGCCCACACCATGTGTGGTAAGCGAGTGGTGGCTCAGAATTCTCCGTGTATTGCAAGTACCCACTCAACCAATCCGAGATTTCCCTAGACACAGTTTCTCCACTAGTTCAATCGCATGTTGGGCATTTTTAACCTCTTGCATGCCAGTGGCATTTGTTTCCTTGTTGTAACCACCCCAGTTCAGACCAATCTTACTGTCGGTTGCGATGGTGAACTTGCGGCCATTGTACTCCAGTGTTGGTTCCAGGAACTTATACACGCGCTCCATTGCGCCAGCAAATGCGCCCCGGTTCTTAAACCACTCCAAGGGAACTTGGAACAACAGTGAATCATGGACTTGTGCTAGCAGATCAATCCCACCTGGGCCGGCGGTCAGCCAAGGATCATGGTAGCATTCTACCATACCGAGGTTAAGGCTGTCAACCACAGTACTTTGCGGAAGCATAGCATACCCGGCCTTCCACAGATCAGGTCCCCATGCGTCGAGGAAGCGTACCTTCCTACCGAAGCAGTTAACTAACGTGCGGTCACGCTGCAAGGATCGCTTTACATTCTCATGAAAGGTTTGACGAATGCCGGGGTAGATGCGGTGGTACAAGTTGATGATTCGCTTCGCTTCGGATTGCTCCATTTCGTTAATTAGAGCAAACATCACGAAGGTTTCATCATAGTTCAATCCGTGATTAGACTTCTTTCCAGCTTGCCGCGCGCTCATGCCGCGTGGGAGCTGGGCACTGTAGCTAGCAAGCTCTGAACTGTTTGCACGCAGCTGCTGGATTAGGTCCGCATCTGTGGTGTTTCCAATCAGTTTGTTTTCCAGCTTTACCAAGTCCTCTGGAACTACAAACATCATACTGGCAGTGTATGTATGCGCGTCGAGACCTTCTTCGACTACCTTAATCATGCTCGCATCATTAGCCAGATATGCCACCACCACCCACTCGGCTTGCCTCTTATCCACCTCCCACATTACATAGCCGGGGTCCGCCACCAGAAACTTCTTAAAGGCCTGTGGAAGATTTTGCAAGTTTGTCCCGGTTCCAAAGACTGTTGCCGAGCTCGACAGGCGGCCAAACTTCGTACCTCTGGGGTTATACGAACAACGGATGCGCTCGTCCTTGTCAAACTCAATGTCGAGGTATGTTGCGTGAAGTTTACCAAGTCCGCGAATCTCCTGTACGAGTTTAGCTTCCCGCAGGCCAGGGCGCTTGGCAGTTCCTCTAGCCATTCGTTGTAGAGCGAGGTCATCAACAGTAATCCTTCCTTCCTTGCTGTGGTATGGACTTATACCTTTTTCGATGTAGAAGTACTGCTGGCAATCCTTCGGACTGTTTACATTCAGCGCTCGACCGCACAGCCTGTTTAATTCCTCCTGTGCTTCCGCAGCTTGTTTGTTTATCTCCCGCTTGGTTTCCTCCATTGCAGTGTGGTTGACAGCGATTCCGCGAGTCTGCATGAACATCAGCGGATCGAACAACTTCATAGTTATGTCATACGCTGGCTGGAAGCCCTCTTTTTGCAGCGCTGGCCAGAAGGCGTTATGTGCCTCCAGTGTGCAGGCAGCGTCCAGGGCGTTGTATTCCAGGAAGGTTGCATTAGCCATGCTATGACTCCTCCTTGATGTTGTCCCACTTGATGGCATCCTTCCAGTACGCTTGCGCACCACAGTACAGGCTGCCCAGGAATCCCAACCCTTTTGGCAGCTCTGAGTACATAATGTGGTGAGCGATCATGGTGTCGTGTACTGGCCCCCGCACTTCAATGCCGCACCTCGTTAGCAGGAAGTGTATATCGAATATGCCGTTTTGGGCAATCTTTACACTGTCCCCATTCCCGAGTACAGCTTGCAAACTTCTCCATAATTGTAACTCCTCCCCCGCCGTCCACCGGGAGTCGAGTGGTACGGATATAGCGACACCGGGACTGGAAGAAAGGCCGATACAGCTTACTTCGAAGTTCATTACTTCTATGTCGAAGCACACCAATGGCTGCTGTGCGAAGTATTCTAGCCATTCCAGCACCTCTGTGAGAGTAGTCCAGTTGTATATTAGCTGCCGTTCGGGGCGCGTCAGTTCTGGGGACTTACTGTACTCTTTTGCCTTCTTCAAATCCGCCGCGATGATGTGCCGGTAGATATACTGTCCACGCAGGCTGGCAGTTGGATGTACTGTGGGGATTACCTTGGTTTGGTAGTTCAGCCCGTGCGCTGGAAACAGGTATCCCCGGTACTTCATAATGCGATGCTGGCCGGTTAGCGCAGCTTGTGCGCACGCACCTGCGGCGACAATTATGTTAGGGCGGACCTCGTTTAGTTCTTCGTACAACCCTGCTCGAGCGTCATCTCCGGCAGACGTGAATGTGCCGGACTTGCTGTTGAAGTACGGAGCAATATCATTACCTGGCGGGCGCACCTTCACCACGTTTGTCAGATACACTTCACTGCGAATCAGCCCCGCTGCGTGCAGACACTGCTCTAGTACACTGCCGGCTGGCCCAACGAAGGGTTTGAGTTGTTGATCTTCATACGCACCCGGCGCCTCGCCAACAATAGCGATGCGTGCGTGCGCTGGACCTGTACCAAGAACTCGCCTTCCCTCTCGAACCATGTGCAGGTTGAGGGAAATCTGGTTCATTAGTCCTCCTCATTTGTTAGGCGGTCTAAGATATCCTCGTTATCGTCGTCGTCGCCAGGCTCATCATTCAAGTGCCGAGCATCATCTTCCACAGCAAGCATAAACCGGTCTTTGTACTCTCCATTGAGGTCAAATCCCCAAGCCTTCATGCCGCACTTGTATGCCGCCCTCAACGTTGTGCCACTTCCCAGAAATGGGATTAGGACTGTTTGCAGGTCGATAGCCAATGTACTGAGGATTTCTTGAATCAGCTCAATCGGCCGTTGTGTAGGGTGATATTTCTTCTGCCCTGGTACTGGACTGAAGTTAAAGATATTGGACCGCCCCCGCTTAACCATCACCGGTTTACCTTTGCGTGCCAGGAAGAATGGCTCATAGCAGCGAGCAAAGTACATCTCCGGAGCATTAGTCTGCCCGCTGGGTTTAACCCAGATGGCAGGAATATCATCTACTGTCCAACCAGCCTGTTCCAGCGCTTTCTTAACCTCCGTGTGCCAAGTTGGTCCATACCACATGACCAGCCAGCAATCTTTCCCAGCTACTCGGTACAGCTCCTTTGACAGTTTTGTCAAGAACTGTATGTATTGATCTGCTGGGACTTCCTCATACGAAGAAACAGTACTGGTGCTTTCCTCATGTCCGCGCTTTTGTTCATTGAGGTTGATGCCATACGGAGGATCGCACTCAATAACATGCACCTGCCGTTCGTTGGCCAGCGCTGCCAACTCCACAAAAGCATCACCAATAACGTAGTTAGCATCCGCAATCTTCAGCATGTCCTTAATACCTTTATTCAACCCAGGACCGCCGTTGACATTAGCTACTTGTGCTTGCTGACGAGAGCGCAACTCTTGGATAATTACATTCTCTTCCATTTTCTTAATGGACTTAAGTGCATCATCCGCCGTGCGCATTTCTGCAATCTCAGGAATAGCGTCTGCTGCGCGTGCCAACTGCAACGCACGATTCACGCCAGCGACACCGATGTTCAGCAGTTGTGCCGTTTTCCTCTGCGACCATTGAACATTCTTTGCACGATATAGATCATCAATTTGCTTAACCGCAGCAGCTTCCTCCTGCCAGGTAAAGTTCTTCCGTGCGATGTTCTCCAGGAGTTCGATCTCCCGCAGGTCAATTTCACCATCCTTCAGTTCCCTCACTAGCGCGGGAATTTTCTCCAAGCCCGCTTCTCGGGCGGCTTTCAATCTGCGGTGTCCGGCAATTAGGAGCATTTCGCTAGACACAGTAATGGGTTGAATGATCCCCTTCTCCCTAACAGAATCAATCAACCAGACCATGTTACCAAAGTCCTCACGGACTCGTGTTCCTTCATTTATGTCTGCAATCTTGAGGAACTTCACGGAGTCTTTAAACTGAACAGGCTTTTCCATTTACCCTCCCAGTTGTTTTAGCAGCGCTTCCCGCTCCTCGGTGGAGAGGTCAGCGATTAGTTTATCCATCGCGTTAACTTTCACGCGAGTTTCCTTTTTCTCCACTTGAGCGACTCGGCGGGCAGCAGCTGGACGCTCTACAGTGCGCCGGTGCCGTACCTCGTTCAAGCGTGCAAGTAACTCCTCATCGGTCAGTTGATCCAGGGGCTTTATCAGGTCAGTTAGTTGCATAGGTTTGTTCCAATTTGGAACGGTAGTCCTACGTTACGGCGCAGGACATTACCGACCAGTTAGCGCTTCGGAGGCTTCGGAGCAGGCTTCGCGCCGTTACCAGAGCTGGTGACCTTCGGGAGCATCAGGCGGTTGTAGATGTTGCCGCCATCATCAGGTTCACTCAGAGTGAGTTCACACTCCGCGCGCGCACCGATGAAGCTATCCACACTGAAACCGTTATCATCGAAGGGGATGTTGAACGCTGTCAGAAAACGCTTCAGCATCAACAGTTTGAAGTCAGCCTTCTGTTTCTCATCCGCCTTACCGGGGATAGAAATGTAGTGCGTAACATTCGGTGCGTCGAGGTGGCCTTCGATTCCGATAGACACTCTGATCTGATCGTTGCCGTTTTTGCTGACCCCCTGCTCAGCACTGGCAATCGTCAGGGCATAGCGCCCATTGGGGACAGGCTTCGGTTCTTGCACATCGTTCAAGTTCAAAGGGATAAGCATTTTTTACCTTTCTCAAAGACCCTTTCGGGCAGCTACCTTCCGCTCGGCTCATCCGAGTTGGGAAGTTTGGTGACAGTGGTCTCAATGGGAGTACCACCGAATGGGTTACCTACATCAATCTCAAACTGAAAGCGAACCGCTGGAGGTAGGCATGGATGGGTAGGCATACATGTAGGGTAGGGGCCAATAGGGCTAGTTACATGAAAAGGATGAACGTCAATGTAGTAAACCCACTTCATCACACGTCTCCCATGTTCTTACGTTCCCACTCCAGGATACCACCCAGCCCCTGGCCAATAGGATCCTTCGACCAGTCAATTGTAACGTCCTCGAAGGGCTCCAGTCCCTTCACCGCTGTACGTACACAGGTAGTGATGCGATCTGGGACTGTTTGCAACTTGAAGTTTGTCGCGCCCTGCCCGGTGTTTTCTGCTTCCGCGATTAGTACATCGCTGAATAGCAGAGGGATTTTCGTGGTCAAGCGACCAGTCATCATAGGCCGGCGGAAGATGCGCTTGGTTAGCTCCTCTTGCTTCACCTCAAGATGGCCAGTTACATACACCATCTTCCCCATTGCAGTTAGCGCTCGACATACGTTGGTGAAGCTAATCATCTGCGGACCGTAGTCATCCTGCTGTGGCCACTGTCCCGCGCGCCCGTTGATGGTTAGTACGCGATCCATAATCAGATCGAGGAATGTGGTAGCGCTGTCCAGTGCAATTACATCGTACTGATCGAAGAACCCATCTGCCATCTTCTCATTGAAGGAGCGTTCCCACTGGACGTACAGATCGCTTTGATGATTTGTGAGTTTGTCCCCCTTTCCCTTCGACAAACTGGACACGCTCAAGTTCAGTTGGTCCGGCAGGTACTCTTCGTAATCTACATCATAGCCGCGTAGGGAAAGCACCGCATTCGCATCGAACAGGAATGCAAACTTCTTCCCTGGGAGTGTGAGCAGCTGTGAGGTTTTTCCGCTGCCAGTATCACCGAGCACCAGAATTCGGTGGGCAGTTTGCTTTGCATCTCTTGCATTTGGCATACTTGTCCTTTCAACCATACCTGGCAATGCCAGGGCTTGGGTCAGTTACTGTTGCTTGTCGAGCAGCTTGTGTAATTCCAGAACGTCGAACGGACTCCAGAATTCGGTAATGTAACCTGCGGGGGGTTCCTCCATCTTGTCGGGTGCATGCTGCGTGCGGCACACGTCGAGATAGGCGCATGGACCGTACTTCCCCACGCATGCCTGCTGTTGTTTGGGAAAGACTCCACCGAGTAAGCCTTCGTATTCTTGCAAGTTTGCCTCGTCTCGCTTGAGGCGACGAATCCATTCCTTTGTATCCTCCACCCAGGCTTGGAGCATTCCATACTGGTGGCCTACAGGAATAAACTTGAATGCGTTGTGAACTTTTTTATGTACCAGAGATGCATCTACCCATACGTCTTCAAGCCCATTGAAGTACATGCCACCGCCGTACAAGTATCCCATTACCTGCGAGTCCATGTACCAGCTTTCAACGTAGGCTGTCTTAAACCCGCCGTCGATTTTATACTCACTGGTAGTCTTATGCTCAATGACTCGAATGGCGCCATTGTAGTCCACTACCTTATCCAAGCGCCCTGCATACCAGAACATTTCCTCCTGGTGTTCTGCGATGGGAAGGGGAACAGCAAAAGGTTGTTCGCAGGCAACCAGCTCTGCGTGCTCCAGTGCGTGCTGGCGAGCGTCGATGTAGTGTACCAGCATTTCCCTGGCGACCATCGGAGTACGTGCGCCCCACCTGTCCATTACATCAATAGACGTACTGGTTGGCATACCTTGTTCTTGCCAAGTTGCATCGAACTGCTCCGCGGCCGCCTGGCATAGGTCATCCAGGCTCAGGTTGTGATACTGTGTCCATACCACATCCATCATGGAGTGCCAGGATAGGCCAAACACTAGGGGCATGGCAATACCTTCTTTTCGCCAGCCTTTAACGTGCCGCAGGTAGTACTTCCGTGGGCACTCGCGGTATGTGGAGAGCATGGTGTTGTCTACATACCGTCTATTGCTAACGTCCATTGGGGCTCCTGTTGTTAGTTGTTAAATACAACTGTTCGAACTACGTACTTGTTCCCTTTGTAGATGAGCAGATTGAGCCTACCGTGCAGGTGTGCGAAGATTCCACAGGCAACCGTACATAGCGTGGTAAGGCTGGTGATGAGGATGTAGTCCTCTGGAACACTGTCTGCCAGTACCGGCTGACATTCGCGGTACATTTGGCCTACATCATACTTCGACAGCGTTCCTTGGGTGAGATAGATCAGCTCCCCAAATTCCTTCGCTGGGGAGTAATCATGCGGGCCTTTGTTTACTACGTAAACCAATGGCACTTTGTCTCCTTGTTGGCATTAGCCAGGGTCAATACGATTGGCGTATAGGCCCTGGGTGATGCCCCTTGGCTAAACCGGAGGAGGGGGGTGGTTAGCCAAGGATCACTGGTGATCCAACTGGAGCGAAGCCGTAAGCATCGTTCCAAATTGGAACACCAGGAACGCGATTACTTCGCGGGGGCACCCGTGAGCTTCGCCAGCAGCGCTTTGCGCTCTTCCGGCGACAGCTTGTCGATGTTGCTGGTGACCTTCTCAAACGCGGACATCTTGACCATCGTGCGAGTGTCGGGCTTCCAGGTTTTCACGGCTTCCTGGATGGTTTTCTGATCGCTGCCCTTCTCGATGTGACGCCGCATGAAGGCTTGCAGGGAGATCACAACGGCACCCTTCGCAGCGTTGTACACCAGCTCGTCGCCGTATGCCTTTTGCATTTCCGCCAGGTTGTTCGGCAGGCTAACTTCGACTTCGACCGGAGTGGGTTTGGCTTTCGTTTTCGCGCTAACTTTCATGACTGCTCCTTGATTGGTTGGGTTAGGTCTTGTGCATTCAGCACATGCCCATTATGCCCATTTGTGGGATCGTTGTCAATTACCCTGTTTTGCTGTTTCAGCAGGCGAAACGTGCGCTCAACCATCAGCCACATTGCGGCCGGATCGCTGTAGGTTACACCTGCCATGTATACAGTTACATAGGCTTCTTTCCAGAGTTCTGCGTCTGTTGGCATCTCCTTTACACGAACAATTAGCGGGTCGCTAGCATGGTTCTCGTGAATGCGGTCCCAGATGGCGTTATAGGATTGTGCGCTTGTTAGTGCACCGCCTATTGTTGGTGTGCGCTGTACTGCGCGCGCCACATCCGGGAGGGTGATCCTGTCTAGCGCCGCTTGAATCAGGGTGGTTGTATCACTGGCGGGATGCATGTCTCGCGCGCACCACTCCATGTAATGTGCCTCTACCAATGTCTCCAGCACACTTTGCACGCACGCAGTTTTGTCATCGATAGCAATATCCATGCTAGCCGCTACCGCCTGGATACGTTCTAGTAGTGTTGCGTCTACTGCAATGATGATGTGATCTGTCATGCGGTGATTACTTGATGCGCGGTCAGGCGCGAAACAACTTAGCTCGCCAACAAGGTGACATTGCTGCTCAAGGATTGCAAGCTGCTTACCAACAAGGCATGGGTCAGTTCAACGCCGAGCAAGCGGCAAGACAAAACGCTGCTCAGTTAAATGCACAGCAAGGTCAGTTTGGTGCGGGTTTGGGACTACAAGGTCTGCAGACAGCGCTGACTGGCGCTAACGCGCTTGGCAACTTAGGTGGTGCTCAGTTTCAGCAGAACATGGGCATCAACGCACTGCAGAACCAGTATGGCCTGCAGCAGCAAGCGCAGATGCAAAAGGATATTGATACCAAGTATCAAGACTTTTTGAACTATCAGAACTACCCATACAAACAGCTCGGCTTTATGTCCGACATTCTTCGTGGCGTACCACTGACTCAGACTGGCTCGGCTTTGTACCAAGCTCCTCCTTCTACGGCGCAGAACATTATGTCGTTGGGTCTTGGCGCTGCTGGTATTAGTAAGCTTGCGGGCATGGCGGGCGGTGGTGTAGCTATGTCTAACGGTGGCGGTCTCGGCGCGTTGGCCCTAAACAATCTGGTCTAAGGAATAATCATGGGAACAGGAATTGACAAGGCCTCCGTACTTGCTGAACGCTACAGAGAAAACCGCGCACCGTTAACAGCAGTGTTGATGGGTCAACCTGTACAAGACCAACAGCTAGATGCTTATAGCGCTCTTCGCGCTATGCAGATACTTAAAGAAACCGACCGCATGATGATGGCGCAGCAGGCTCGTGGGCCGGTTGGTGAGCAGCCTTCTTTGGCTGAATTGGCCGTTGCTCCCGACCAGCAGATGGCTATGATGGGTGCTCCTGTTATGGCGCAGCAGCCCCAGCAAGCCCCAATGCCGCAACAACCTATGCAAGCGGCCTCCGGTGGGTTGGCAAGCATGCCTACATCCGATGATGACTACGCAGAAGGCGGCATTGTTGCGTTTGCCAGCGGCGGTCGTCCATCAAGCGCTGACTACCTGAAAGAAGCGTTTGCCAATATTCCGCAACCCGCGTCTATGGGAGAGCGTGAGGCTGGCATAACTTCACAACGTGACTACGTCAATAAGCTGTACGGTGTAGACCGCATGGCTCCGTACCTTGAAGACATTGCCAAAGAGCGCAGAGAACTCTCTAGCAATAAAGATAAGAATCTTGGCTATTCTTTACTTGCTGCAGCTAAAGCTGTCGTTGATAAACCTTCTACAGGCAAGGGCCTCGCTTCTATTGTGCCGGGTCTTGCTGCGGCGGGCGCGGCGTTTGGCGCTGAGATGCAGAAATTTGAGAAAGAAGAGCGCGATGCCAACCGTGCTTTGCGTCAGTCTGAAATGACTTTAGCGGCTGCACAACAAGCACGGGACGACGGCAAGACTAAAGAAGCCATTTCTTTGTTTGATAAGTACGACACGCAACGACAGAACTCTGAGAAGATGTTGGCTGAAGTCAACATGAAGGGCGCTGAACTCCAGAAGGGTATTGAGATTGCTAATATTCAAGCTGGCGTTGCCCGCGAAGGTCATCAAGTACAACGTGAAGGTCAAAACAAGCCCGGTGAGGTTGAGCGCGTCATGGCTCAAGCGGATGAGATCCGCAGGACTCAAGGATCCGAAGCTGCTGATGCGTTTATACAACGGTATCGCGACGCTAACGAAGCCCGCGTTGGTATACGTTACACAGGCCCTGATAAATCTCAAGAGCGTGCAATTGCTATCGAGAAGTTGGTGGACGCTGACAAAGAAGGCGCTATGCTTAAACTCAGACGTTCTACTTTGGCGGGCAAGAAAGATGAGAAATCAATACAGGCTATGGCCGATATTGATACAAGGCTTGAAGAGATTCGCAAGAAAAAAGGTAATGATGTATCTAAAAACGTAGGCACAACAGTGGTTGCACCAGATACGCCAGTTGGCGGGAGCGCATTGACGCCACCTCCATCAGCTATTCAAGCATTAAAAGCAAATCCTTCTTTAGCGGCTGAATTTGATGCAAAATACAGACAACCGGGTTTAGCAGCAAGAATTCTAGGGGGATAAGATGGCCAATTTTTTCGACCAGTTTGATACTGCGAAAGAAAAAGAACCGTCTGGAAACTTCTTCGATCAGTTTGATAAGCCCGCAGGAAAGAAAAAAGCTGAGCCAGAGGAAACAAGCAATCCTTTAAAGGGAACTGCCGCTCGAGCAGTTGAACTAGGCGCTAGCGGAGTCGAAGCGTATTCAAGAGTAGCTAAACCCTTTGGCATTATTGACGAAGCTTTAAACAAGGCTACCCCATTTCTTGGGATGCTTAATATGGCGCGTCGAAGTATGCAGGGCAAAGAGGGTCTTGAAAAAGAGAATCAAGCCCTTGATTCCATGCAAGACTGGGCCAGCAGTTCACGAGATTACGCTAAAGACATTGGCTACACGCCAAGCACCAAACTTAGCGACATACCAGCTAACCCGCTTAATTTAGTTCCTTTTATTGCGGAACGAATTATTACGTCAGTGCCTGACATGGTAGCTGCGGTGACAATGCCTAAAGCGTATGTTGCTGCACGCACTAACGAAATTCTTAACGAACGTCTAAAGAACGACGAGAAAACAATTGAGCAGGCCACAGTTGGAGATGTTGCTGCAGCCGCAACCGGTGCTGTAATTGAGACTAGCCTTGAAAGATTTGCTACAAAAGGTTTATTTAAAGGCGCAACTCCGGGCAAAACAGCAGCTTCTAGAGTTGGAGCTCAGGTTGGTATTCAATCCGGAACTGAAGCACTTGAAGAGGGCGCATCTAACATAGCTGGTTCTGCTGGAACTAAACGTGGAGTTGACTACGAAGAGCTTGGCACAGCCATGCTTGAGGGCGCTATAGTTGGCGGCGGCTTTGGTGGAACTGTTCAGGGGGTTAAAGAAGGCCTTGATCGTTACCTCAAAGGTGATGAGAAGAAGACTGGCAAGTCCGTCTTAGACCGACTCACGGAGGAAGAAGATGTTGGACAAGTTATCCCCCCAGCAGGTGGAGAAAGCACTAGCTTGGTTGGCCAGCCCGGTGCAGGAGGCTCCACCGGACGAACTACTAGAGTTAAACCAGATGGAATGGTTTCTACTGGACAGGATGTTACAGACGCTGATACAGGAGCGGGACAGCAACCGGGTGCACTAGAAGATTTCCGCCGCCAATACGACGAACTCCGCACGGAGCTTGCTGACCTAATTAGCATCCAGCGTCCTACAGATGCTGACATGCGCACGATGAAGATTGTGTCCCAGAATTTAAGTGATGTCGTAGATGCCAACGCAGGACTTATTAAAGACGGCAATTTAATTAGGCAGCTCAAGAACCCAATGTTTGATGGCACGCCCGTGCTTGATGCACTTGCATCCCAAAGCGCTGGTGAAGCTAGGGGAATGCAGGGTGACATGTTTGGTACGATAAAGCGTACGGCTCAGATGGCTCGTGATGCCATGGCTATGGCGGGCGGTGATGTCACTAAAGCCATTGCTAACTTAGAGGCTGCAAAACAACGTTACTTCGCCAAGCTGCAAGCTGGCGGCTATGACGAGAACTGGGCCATATCACAAGCAGGTCCCGGCTTGACAGCAGGTGAGGCAGTTAGGTCTCGTCAGCAGTTGGCTGAGCAGCATGTGGCTAGACTAGCCGAACAGATCGACCAAGCCATTGAGCAGTTGCAACGCCCAGCCCGCGGTATGCAGGGTAGTATGTTTGACGAAGGGCAGTCTAAAGACGAAGCAGTTAAACCTATTCCGCAAGATGCACAGACTATAGACATGCTTGGTGAGTCTACGGACCCAGCAACGCAAGCCAAGATGGAAGCCCAACGCAAGTCGGCTGAAATTGAAAAGCGCAATAA